TGACGAAAGGTCATATGATATAATCAACGACATAGCTGAAGAGGATTCAGACATGACGGATTTAGTAAGTGAAGTTGTAGCGGAAGAGGCTGAGTCTTCAGTCGAAGAAGTTGCAATCATTAGTGAGAACCTGACAGAAGAGCGAACTGAGACTGCTGAGGTAGTTCATCGCGCTATGTCTCTGGACGCATCTCCAATTGATGAAGAGAAGCGCACTGTAAAGATTGCTATCTCATCGGAAGAGCCAGTTGCCCGTAGCTTCGGTAACGAGATATTAGAACATTCATCTGATGCAGTAGATCTGTCATTTCTTGCATCAGGCAGAGCGCCACTGCTTTTGGATCACGATCCAGAGAAGCAGATCGGCGTTATAGAATCGGTAGACCTTGATGACTCGGCCCGTAGACTGCGGGCGACGGTGCGCTTCGGAAGGGGCGCGCTTGCCAAAGAGGCGTTCGATGATGTGTTGGACGGTATCCGCGCAAACATTAGCGTTGGGTATTCGATCAGCAAGATGGAAAGGGAAGCTAGGGACAGTGATAACTATATCGCTAAGTCCTGGCGTCCTATGGAAGCAAGTTTGGTGTCTATACCTGCCGACGTGACAGTTGGGGTTGGGCGGTCGAGCGAGCAGCCAACTGAACCCGAAATCGTAACTTATGTGGAGGACAGTAAAATGTCTGAAGTAGATATCGCGGCTGTAGAGGCTCAAGCCCGTCAAGCAGCCAGCAAAAACGCCGCTCAAATCCTTGAGCTTGGTCAGCGTCATGGTCAGACTGAGCTTGCTCAGAAAGCCATTGCTGATGGCACTTCAATCGAAGAGTTCCGTGGAATTGTTCTTGAAGCAGTAGGTAGCGAACGCGCCCTCGAAGCTCAGGAAATCGGTTTGACTAAAGAAGAAACCAAGCGTTTCTCTCTGGTTCGAGCTATCCACGCTCTTGCTAACCCAACTGATCGTCGCGCTCAAGAAGCTGCGTCTTTCGAGTTTGAGGCTTCTCAGGCTGCTGCTGAGCAGTATGGCCGAGCCGCACAAGGCATCATGCTTCCTGCTGAAGTAATGAAGACTTGGAAGCGTGACCTGAACTCTTCTGATGAAGCTGCTCTGTTCACTGACGACTTCCGTGGCGGTGACTTCATCGACGTTCTTCGCAACGCTTCTAGCGTAATGCAAGCCGGTGCAACTATGCTGTCTGGTCTTTCTGGCGATGTTAAGATCCCCAAGAAGACTGCTGCTGCAACTGCTGGCTGGATCGCTACTGAAGGTGGCGCTGCGAGCGAGAGCGAAATGACTGTCGGTCAGGTCTCTATGACTCCGAAGACTCTGGGTGCTTTCACTGACGTAACTCGTCAGCTTCTCATCCAAAGCTCTCTGGACGTTGAGGCTCTGATCCGTGATGACCTGACTTCTGCGATTGCTCTGACAATCGATGCAGCAGGTCTGGAAGGTGCTGGCACAAGCGGTGCGCCAACTGGTGTTCTGAACACTTCTGGTGTTAACACTGTTACTGCATTCGGTGCTGCTAACCCAACTTTCGCTGAGGTTGTAACTCTGGAGACTGCTGTCGCTGAAGACAACGCTCTCCTGGGCAACCTTGCTTACATCTTGCCTGCAAGCATGTACGGCGCTCTGAAGACTACTGAGAAGGCCACTGGTACTGCTCAGTTTGTTGTTGAGCCAGGCGGCACAATGAACGGATATCGAGCAATCGTATCTAATCAGTGTACTGCTGGTAACCTGTACTTCGGTAACTTCTCTGATCTGTTGATTGGCATGTTCGGTGGACTCGACATCGTCGTTGATCCTTACACCGCCTCTACAACTGGTACTATCCGAGTTGTTGCTCTGCAATCAGTAGACGTAGCAGTACGTCACGCTGTGAGCTTCGCATTCGGTAACGATGGTGCGTAAGTAGGACTATGAATGGGGGCGGGCGTTTGCTCGCTCCCTTTCTTTAGGAGAGTCTATGAAATACGAAGTAATGAAAGACTGTGTCATCGAACGAGTAGCTCGTAAAAAAGGTGACATCATAGAAGTGACTGAAGACGTTGTAGGCTTGATGGGCATCGGAAGAATCATTCCTGCTGTAGAGCC